GCTGCTGTACCGGGGAGGGAGGGGCTGCGGGTGAGTATGTTCCCCCACACCATCGCCCTCTATAACGTGGAGGTCATCCCGGGGGCCGGTTACAAGGACACCGTGATTAACCACATCACATTCCTGCGTGGTGTGCTCCTGGATGCCTCAAAGGCCGTTAACGTTCGTGAGAGCGGCTATGAGGGGGCAGACGCGGTAAACCTGTATATTCCCTTCGACGTTGAGGCGGTGGATGCGTCGACCGGGAAACCAAAAAAATACACGCCGCCCATCGAGTTTTGGCGGGCCGAGGACAAAAGTGAGATGTGGACGCTGGCAATCAGCAAAAAGGGCGCATCCGGCGATGGATATACCTTTCTTGTGAAGGGTGAAGTCCTGCCGCCAGAGGGCACAAAGCCTGAGCTTGTGGCAAATGTGGTTGAGGCCGGAAACGATGATGTGTACAACATCACCAAGATCGACACCAAGGATTTTGGCAGGCTTCAGCATTGGGAAGTGGGGGCGGTCTGAATGGGATATTTAAAGTTCAGCATCAGTGAGGATTTCTCCGATATTCTTTGCAAAAAACTGGAGCAGGCTGGGCCAAAAGCGGCACACGGACTGGCTTTACAAATTGCAAAAGACACTGAGCCATTTGTGCCAGCCATGACAAAATCCCTTGTGAACCGTTCGCAGGCTATCGAAAACAAGGTCGTTTACCCCGGCCCATACGCAAGATACCTGTACTACGGAAAAGTCATGGTAGATGCAGCCACCGGGAAAGGGCCTATGCGAATCGTAAGTAAGGACGGTTCGGAAGTTATCAGATTTCGAAAGGGCGCGAGGCTCAGGCCGACAAACCGCCGCTTGAAAATCAGCAGATCGGTACACAAAGATGCACAGTCCCATTGGCTGGAAGCGTCAAAGGCGAAAAATATGGATAAGTGGGAGCGCGTAGCGGGAAAGCTGGTGGATAAATATCTTGACAAATAAACAAACAAGACGTTTACGGGTTCAAGAATCAGAACGTGCAAAAATTGACAGAAATGTTCTGATATGGCTCAGCTCCTGGCCCGATCTTCCAGCGGATATTTCAAAAGGCGTTGTCGTTCCAGAGTCCAACCTCGCCGCAGACGTTCCAGGCATGGCACTTTCCAGAATAACCACCGCTTTCATCAACAAGTTCTATATTTTAGGCGGGTATCAAGCTGAGTATCAGTTTTCTGTAATTTATCGGTTTAAGCCCGTATCAATGGATAGCGTTTTAAGCGCAGACGAACTTTTGAACAACCTGGGAGACTGGGCAGCTCAAAACAAGCCAAATCTCGGAGATGGAATCCGAGTTACAGAGGTTACCCCAACATCACAAGCAGAGCTTTACTCCCCGTATGAAAACGGGGACGAGGATCACCAGATCCCAATAAAAATTATTTACGAGGTGATATAAATGGCATTCACATTTAACGTCCCGGAGGGCGAGACGATTGCCCGTGAACTTTTGATCGCGTATCTGAACACTGGAACCGATTCGTCCCCAGTGTGGTCTCCGTTGGGTAAGCGGACCACGGACAGCTCCGAGGAGTTTGACTGGGGGGAGGAAAACTCTCAGGACATCTTGGGCAACACCTACCCGAAAATGAAGAAGCCGACGATTACCCAAACCTTCGACCCGTGGGATTTGGACGGCGGAACAGAACGCCCAGGCGCTATGCAATATGGACATGATGATCGCGCACTTCTACACCACCAGCAGCGGCAGTTCCGGCGGCAGCTTTGCGGAGCGGTACAGCTCCTGCATGGTCAAACCGTCCGGGCTTGGCGGTGAGGGCGGCGGCAATATCGGTATGCCCGTAGATGTTACATACGGCGGCGAACGTACCGTCGGCACTGTAACAAAGGGTGCTGGTGGATCCGTAACCTTTGCTGCTTCCGGGGAGGTCGAGTCCTGATGAAAGAACTTTCCTTTGCAACTGGCCTTGTAAGCTACTCACTGAATAGAAAAGAGGAAGTGGAGTTTAATCCGACGGACAGTGCGTTTGTTGAACGGCTTTTTAACACGTTCGATTCTCTGGACAAAAAGCAAGAGGATCACAAGGCGGAAATTGAGAGAATCGCCGATAACCGGGAGATTTTTGACGTGGCCAGGAGGCGGGACGCAGAGATGCGGAGCATGATCGACGAGGCGTTTGGACACCCTGTGTGCGATGCTGTGTTCGGGAACATGAACGTCTACGCGATGGCGGACGGGCTTCCGGCCTGGGCCAATCTCATGCTTGTCGTTATGGACGAGATTGATACCGGCTTTGCCAGGGAGCAGAAAGCGACAAACCCGAGGCTGAAAAAGTATCTCGACAAATGGAAAAAGAAGTAAATCATGACCTTCCTGAGAGTTTGGAGGTAGGCGGGACTTCTTACGCCATACGGAGCGGGTACAGGGCGGCGCTGGACATATGCGAAGCCCTATCAGACCCGGAGCTTTCCCAGCAAGAAAAAGCGCTTGCGGCGGTGTACATCATGTACATAGACTTTGAGTCCATTCCGCAAGAGCATTTCGAGGAAGCGCTTGAAAAGTGTTTTTGGTTCATTGATTGCGGAATGGAGTATGAGCACCGGCAGAAATCTCCCCGGCTTGTGGACTGGAAGCAAGACTTTCCGATCATTGCAGCCCCGGTGAATCGGGTATTGGGCACCGAAGTCAGACGAAGGTCCGGGCCGGATGATTATGGGGTTCATTGGTGGACATTTATTTCCGCCTATCAGGAAATCGGGGACTGCACCTTTGCCCAGGTGATACGCGTCCGCGACCGAAAAGCACGAGGGAAAGCGCTCGACAAGCAGGATCGGGAATGGTATAGACGAAACCGGGATCTGGTGGACTTCAAAAACCAGTATACCGACACAGACCAAGCCCTTTTGAGGGAGTGGGGCGGCGTGATTCCCCGCGGTTACTCCAATCCGGCGGAAACAAAACCTCTCCGCCGGATTGGAGTAGTGAATATCCACATTGTGCCTTAGATTTTGATGAAAGGCGGTGATGGTTTGGCTTCTAATGTTGATGGGTCTGTTGTCATTGATGTTGACTTCAATATAAATGACGCAGAAAAAGAGCTTGCGCGGCTGAAAACGAAGGTTTTCAAGCTGGAAGATGAAGTTTCCGAGAAAACGGCCAAGAGCGATGTCCTGAAAGAGCGGTTCCGGGCGGCGGAAAAAGAGTTTGACGCGTTAAGCAAGAAAAAGAACAGCTTTGACACCACGATTTTTTCGGCACAAGACGAGGCGAGGATTGCAGAGCTGGGGAAAACCATGCAAAACCTCGACAAGGAGATAAAGGCCATTGATGAAGATATTGATCAAGGCAACGTTTCTTTGGAGTGGACAAAGCAGCGGTATGGCGAAATCGTAAAAATCGCAGAACGCCTTCAAACGGTTCAAAAGTCTGCCGGGGGCAGAGAATCTGCTGAAATATCCGATCAGCATATCGCGGATTTGAGCCAAGAGCTTGCACAGCTTAAACAGAGGCTGGCCGAACTGAAAAAATCTGGGATTGGTCTTGGACACAGGGAATTTGACGAAATTACATCCAAGATAGCCGCAATAAACCGGGAAATTAAGGAATATGAGAAAAACCTAACCAGTGTATCCGATGTGGATCTTTCTGGTAGCGCCGCGACAAAGGTTGCGGATGAAATGTTCCAGGATATGGCAGACCACGCACAGGAGACCATGAAGTGGGTGGAACGGCTACGGGATGATCTGGCGGATCTTGAGGACAGGAAATCCAGCCTGGGACTTGCGTTTGGCGCGCGGGACGAGTACAGGGAGATTCAAAGCGAAATCGACAGCGTTACCGCACACCTGAACACGATGCTGGAAGATTTGGACAGTCTTGCCAGAAGCGGCGCTTTGGGGAGGCTGGCGGGCGGCTCCGAGATAGCAGAGCAGCGCATCCGGGAGCTTGAGAATGAGCTTGATAATCTCAACAGGAAGCAAGCAAACCTCGTAATGGCGTTTGGGGCAAAGAAAGAATATGAAAGCCTTTCTGTGGAAATCGAGCGCGTCAGCGGCCTGATAGACAGCTATGAGAAAAGCCTCAGCGATGACGCGGTATTTCGCCGAATGGCGGAGGACGCAGAGGTGGCAAACCAGCACATTGTCGATTTGTGCCAGGAGCTGGAAGAACTGAAGGAGACACAAAAAGAGCTGGAACAGGCTGGTATCGGCCTTGGGTTCCAGGAATATGACGAAAATGTTTCCCGGATTTCAGAAATAAATAAGGAGCTAAAGAAGTACAAAAGCGGATTGTCCGATAGCGGCACGGGAGACGATGGACTATCCGGGAAATTTGAAGCGGCACAAAAAATGACTTCAATTCTCGGAAAGTTATCCAAAACACTGGGCGGCAGCGGTTCCATTGCAACGGAAGGTGCGGCGGCGGCGGAAGGGCTTGCCGGGGCAGCGGCGGGTATGGAGGGCTTGTCTGCGTCCGCAGCGGCGGCGGGGCCCGCTGTTATCGCGGTGGTTGCGGCAATCGCGCTGCTCAAAGCCGCCGCAGACAAGATAGCCGAGGAAGCAAAAAAGCTGACCACTTCTTTTGCGGAATTTCTCAAAAATGGGGTAAATGTCTTAAAAAAATTCGGAAAGTATGCTGTTAAGGCTTTTCAAATTGCCGCGTCCGGCGCACTTGTGGCAATCGAGCGCATGAATGTGTTCCCCAAGATGTTCAGTTCTATCGGGAAGTCATTGAAGCAATTGGGGCGCACAGTTAAGAGCGCGTTGGTTTTTTCAGTCATCTATAAGGGCCTTTCTATGCTTCGTCAGCAGATGAGCGCGTATCTGATGGTTAATGCGCAGTTTGCGACATCCCTCCGCCGCCTGCAAGGCGTTTTGCTCACCGCATTTCAGCCCATTTATGAAGTGGTGGTTCCCGCCTTAACCACACTGATAAACGTCCTGTCAAGAGCAATTGCGGTTGTCGCACAATTTATAGCCGCCCTGTTCGGAAAGACCGCAAAACAAGCCCAGCAAAATGCCTCCGCGCTAAATAAGCAGGCCGGGGCAACAACGGCGGCGGGCAACGCGGCGGAGGAAGCGGCGCTCCAGCTGGCAGAGT